GGGACAATCATTGAACAAGCACTTGTAACTCAAAGCCTTAGCTCGGAGCAACGCCAGATGCTTTCCTTTTCTTGCCCTAGAGTACTTTCCTGAAAGAACGAAGAAATTTCTCAAAACCTTTATGGGGTCTGTGATTATCGCATCGTCCGTGGGATGGCAAACATTTCCACAGAATGACGCTTCGCCATAATGTGGATATTTGTCCAACTTCAACAGGATACCCAAATCATCAATTAACTGCTGATCAATATCAACAGCTTCAAAGATGCCATCATCTCCTTCACACAGACCATTGAAATACTCATCAGGATTCTCCGCTAACTGTTCTGGTGACAGCTGAGGGAATTTTGTTCGCCCTGTGAGATAATTCAAAATCAACAGATTCACGAGTCCGTTTCCGGATGAGGTCCATAAGGCACCACTCATGAGTCGTTGAGACAACTGAAACACAAAGTTCTTATACTCCACCCTGTTAGTGCCGAGTAATAGCGCATTAATCAACGTTCGGGCCCACTTGGGAAAGTGTGACGCACGCAACATGTGATTTATGGCAAACATCTCGATCTCAGGGAAAATACCTTCGTGGTGAGCCTCAAACGACGTAAAATCTGTCCCCATAACGGGACGGTCTGCAAACATACCACGCAGTCTGTCTCTCCATGTCCTCGGGTTGGTTCCTTTGACGAACCAACGCGTTGAAAACAACGCCTTATCCGTGGCATGTATGATGAAACCCAATAGAATCTTTGATTCATCACAAGGACTGTGAATTCCTCTGGGGTTCTTTGGTTCTGCGTAGCCTTCTTCCTTGATGAAACCCTTCGATACGGCGTAACGCTTATTCATGGCTGTCGTTCCCTTCCTCAGAGCAGCAAGACCTTGTTTGGTCTTGTTGTTATAAGAAGAGTTGTCTAGCCAATATTTCGCATCACGTAATTTCTCGGGGTTCACCTGAGGTAAGTGCTTCTTAATGAAAGCACGAGCAAAGCGACTGAAAAATGCAGCCGCCTGAGGGGTGGGTGAGGGTTTGTCACGGCCAACTCTTTGACAGAAGGCCGCAACTTGATTGGTGGGGTGGGATAAATCAGGAATATACGGAAGGAGGAGGGGACGTTGCACAAAAGGGTCCTTCATATGCAGAAGTGGTAAAACTCCTACAGGCTGTTGGCACCACTTCTTAGCAAGAAGCTTGGGCTTCACCGACAAATCGGCTGTCACTCTCTTCCATTGGATTTGGTAATGTCCCATGACGTAGCCCCAGAGCCACCTGAGACGGGGCGGCTCCTTGATACGTTTAAACGCTCTGCAAATGCCAAAACCCTACACTTATTGTGATAGGCACGAGTTTCAAACCAGGGCATGGCACTCATCGCTTCAGGAATTGACATGGCCGCAGTATTCTTGGAGCGGCACGCGGCATACTTGGCGACAGAAAGCTGCACATCGTGATCAATGCTTTCAGTATGATGCACGTAAACAGCGTTCGCAGAACGAACGTCAATCTCACCATTCCACTCGACAAAAGGCATCGGAACAATTGGAGGTGCTCTGATGTCTATACCAGTGCAGCTTGAAAACAGTTGCCTGGCTTTGTCCACACACAGTTCTGGCAAACCGTATGTGCGTATGGGCGGAACATAGACGGCCTCAATCACGACGTCTTGGACGTCTGGATTGTGGGTCAAGTCTACTTTTCGGTCGAGGGGATTGCGCACATCGGCATTGGGTGCCTGGAATGTGCGAGATGCAAACCGGGTCAAGCGTGTGAGCTTGTAACCTCGGATGCATTCTGCAATCTCCGCAATCGTTCTACCACACGGCTGGACCTCACGCAGTACGATGGGGTCTGTGGATTTGGCCTTGGCCAAAATTCTCTTGTGATGGAAATACTCCGCGCAACCTGGTCCCATACGAATGAGACTCCAGATCAGAGCGATGATCTGAGCGCCGATCACAAACCGTTTGAGCCATATCGGGGCAGGCAGTCTGGAATACCAGATCATGAAGGCAATGGAAAACATTGTCGTCACAGCTGCCATGTCCGGGCCAGTCCTATCTAGGACTCTGACAAACGGTGTCCACCTACCACCAAACATCCACGCTCGCAAATTCGCATGAAGCATACGTATTGACTTCACATGCGTAACCTCCCAATCAGAAACGTAAGACAAAACGTCATCATTCTGGTATACCATAGGTGGCATCAACATGGGGGGGTATGGTGGCAGCGGTGGTGGTTGTGGTCCATCA